AAACAGGAACTATTATTATGATTAGCAAATACTATTCTTATGGGATCCCAGACGGTAGAGCTGCGCAGGCAAGATGCCCTTTTCGTAAAGTTGTTCAAGCCGTAACTCCTAGCCAGTTAAAGCTAGAGACGGCGCACATTTGCCAGTTTTGCAAGCAGACGTTTTACTATAAGATCCAAGTTACTATAAACGTAAAAGAGCGGAAACAGAAAGGCGGGAGGAAAACAGAGAAAAGTGACACAGAAAAATTGATTAAAGAAAACGATGAACTTTGGTCAAGATTAATAAAGGCAATAGCTGGATTTAAAAGCGAAATTTCCGGCAGTCCAGATAACCTGGCGTCCCATCATTTGATAAGTCGTAAATACTGGGGGCTTCGGTGGAGTATCGCAAACGGGTTTTGCTGTGAGAACGGGAAAGAACACAATTTTGGCTTTCACGATCACGCAAAAAAAGACCAATACGAAGCATGGGTTGACAAGCTGCGCGGCAAAGGATATATGGACAGGCTACACGTGATAAAGTCTAAGAAAATGCCCGACCCGGTATTGGTTAATATTTACCTTAAAAAAGAATTAAAGCAATACGAATAAATAACGCTTGATTTTACGCTAAAAATATATTAAATTGTAGAGATTGAATAAAGGGACGCGTAATGTTGAGGTTAAAATTATTATATAGGGCGGTAATACAGCCAAGCATTTTCAGGCTATTGTTTATTGTTTTTGTTGCAATGACGCTGGTATGCCTAATTGAAGATGCTATTTGTTTTATAAGGTGATAAGGATTAGCTATGAATGGGCAACCATTGAAAATAGAAATGATTCCCACCGCAGATATAAAGCCTTATATCGGCAATGCTAAACTTCACCCCGACTGGCATATTGACCAAATGATACAATCCATTGAAGATTATGGATTTAATGATCCCGTTGCTGTAGATGAAAATAATGTTTTGATTGAGGGCCATGGAAGATTGATCGCCGCTAAAAAGTTGGGGTTTGTGGAAATTTCTGCGCTTCGGTTTACACATATGACAGAAAAAGAATGCAAGGCATATAGAGCAATACATAACCAATTGAACTTGAATACCGGGCATGATCCTGATAAGTTACAGATGGAACTTGATGAATTATCGGCTGTTGGGGTTGATTTGGGTTGGGCAGGGTTTGAATTAAATGAAAGTAATATTGAAGCGGGGTACGGTGAAAAAGAAATAGATGAGAACATTACAACTGAAAATGAATGCCCGAAATGTGGGTATAAGTGGTGAACGATAAACAATATACGGTTATTTCAACTTTTGCTGGTTGCGGTGGAAGTTCATTAGGTTATAAATGGGCAGGGTTTAAGGAATTACTTGCTATTGATTTTGATGAGAACGCACACGAAACTTTTAAATTAAATTTTGATTGTCCGGCATGGCTTAGGGATATTAAAACAGTTACAGCACAAGAGATACTTGATTTTTGTAAAATAGAAAAAGGCGAATTGGATGTTTTAGACGGTTCGCCTCCATGTCAAGGGTTTTCAACGGCAGGGAAAAGAGTTGTATCTGATGATAGAAATGATTTATTTAAAGAGTATGTAAGGTTAATTAAAGGATTACAGCCAAAAGTATTTGTAATGGAAAATGTTTCAGGCATGGCAAAAGGTAAAATGAAGGGTAAGTTTATTGAAATAATGAAAATATTGAAAAGTTTAAATTATCAAGTAAAATGTAAATTAATGAATGCTAAATATTATAATGTGCCCCAATCAAGGGAACGGGTAATTTTTATAGGTGTTCGAGGGGATTTGAATATTGAACCAAGTTATCCAGAGCCTAATAATCAAGTGATTCTGATTAAAGATGTCGATTGTGGCGACAGAGTGAGCGCAAAATATTCTAATGTACGATATGGAGATGTGTTACAAAAATGGAATAAACCAGCGTCTACACTTGCAAAATTGCAAAGATTGTTTGCGAATAATAACGAAATGTATGGAGAAAAAAGTTTGAAGGCTTTTTGTAGTTTTCCAATAGATTTTAAATTTGTAGGCAGTTATACTGATATAAAAAACAGACTTGGAAACGCCGTAATGCCTAAATTTATGCAAGCAATAGCAGAGAATATAAAAGTTAATATTTTAGATAAAACAGAGTAGTATTATGGCAAAAAACACCCCCCAAATAGATCAATCAGATTCTCAGCATAAAATAATTATAGACTGGGATATATTTGAAAACCTATGTGCTATACAAGCAACAGAGATAGAGATGGCAGAATGGTTTGGACTTACTCCGCAAACACTTAATGAGAAATGCAAAGAACACTATGAACTAACATATCTTGAGATCTATAAAAGAAAATCCGGAAGGGGGAAAGTTTCATTAAGGCGGCAACAGTTCCAGGCAGCATCCGGCATTAAAGATAGTAAGGGAGAATATATAATCAAGCCCAATGTAACAATGCAAATATGGCTAGGGAAGCAACAGTTAGGTCAGAGGGATAAGCATGAGGTTACAGGTAAAGACGGCGACCCATTGAATGTAATGATTTATCTACCAAGCAATGAAAGAGATTAAGCCGCAGGCTGGCCCGCAAGAGGCTTTTCTTTCTACCTCCGCTGATATTGCTATCTATGGAGGGGCGGCATATGCTGGAAAAACATATGCTGAACTTTTGGAACCGCTGCGACACATCAAAACAGTTAAGGGTTTCGGCGCGGTATGTTTTCGTAGGACATCACCACAAATAAAAAATGAGGGCGGTCTATGGGATGAGTCTCACGAGATATACCCTTTTGTTGGTGGTGTCCCAGCTCAGAGTAAAATGGAGTGGATATTTCCACCATATGGAAATAGGGTTAAGTTTTCACATTTGGAATATGACAAGAACGTATATGATTGGCAGGGCTCACAGGTTCCGCTTATTCTTTTTGATGAACTTACGCACTTTACCAAGAAACAGTTTTTTTATCTAATGTCAAGAAACAGGTCTCAATGTGGCGTTGCCCCCTATATACGTTGTACAACAAATCCTGACGCTGATTCGTGGGTTGCTGATTTTATTTCGTGGTGGATTAATAAAGAAACTGGGTATCCAATATATGAACGGTCTGGGGTTATAAGGTGGTTTTATCATATTGATGACGATATAAGATGGTTTGATTCGCTTAATGAGGCGGCGAAAGAATATCCGGAATTTTATGAAATAGCGCAGCCGAAAAGTGTTACATTTATACCGGCCAACATTTATGATAATAAAATAGGACTTGAGAAAGATCCCGGCTATCTTGCAAATTTACTTTCTCAGTCTAAGGTTGAGAGGGAGCGGTTATTAAAAGGAAATTGGAAAATAAGGCCCGAGGGCGGAAACGTGTTTAATCGTGATTGGTATGAGATCGTGAAGCCATTGCCTAGAATTGGCCGTAGAATACGGTACTGGGACAAGGCAGGAACTGAAGATGGCGGGGCAAGGACCGCCGGTGTTAAATTGCTTTTAATGGATACCGGTATTTATTATATTGAGGATGTTGTCAAGGGCCAATGGTCAAGCATGAACAGAGAGAATAAGATAAAACAAACCGCGATGCTTGATGGTGTTGATATTGAAATTTGGGTAGAACAGGAGCCCGGTAGCGGCGGCAAGGAAAGTGCTGAATCCACAATAAGAAATCTTGCTGGGTTTAACGTACACGCGGGGCGGCCAACCGGTGATAAGGTAGAGAGAGCGATGCCGCTATCGGCACAAGTTGAGGCCGGTAATGTCAAGATAGTACAGGGAGAATGGAACGACAGCTATTTAACAGAACATCATAATTTTCCCATGAGTGATTTTAAAGACCAAGTAGATGCTTCATCGGGGGCGTTCAATAAGTTGAGCCTGCCCCAGTCCTGGATGCCATTCATTCTTTAGAGGGCAACATGAATATAAGACAATTTGCTGCAAAAAAAATAGGCAATTTCAATATTACACGCAGGAGAAAAGCGGTTGAGGGGATAGCTTCACAGTCACAGATTATACGGTCGTCCACATTATTTAATTCCGGGTTCACTCAGGAGAACAAGGGTGCAATATCAATGGAGTTGGTTGATTTCATGCGATCAACCTTCCCCCTACTAAATATTGTTCCTTCAAAGTGGATGGCGCTTATTGGCTCGTTTGGATTTAAATGTGAAAACCCCAGGGCGTTGGCGTTTCTTGAGGACTTACACAGGACAATCAAGGTGAACGATTTAGAAATGGGATGGGATACATTCCAGGACCAATGGGTTGACTCCTGTATTGCCAAGGGGTTCGGAACCGGTGAAGTAGTGCCGTTTGAGTCCGGGCGCGGCTGGGCTAAACTAATCAACGCAGATTCTGCAAAGATAGCTTTTATTAATACTGTTGATGGCGTCGTCCTTGGTCAAAAGGGCATGCTGCTCCAACCCATTCCATTTCAGCAACCCGAATACATTTACCATATGTCAAATGATCTGAGAGATGGCAAGCCTCAAGGCTTGGGCGTCTATCAGTCAATGGTATTCATGCAGCAAATATTGCAGCGGTTGTATAAATCAATGGACAACACTGTGTGGCGTATAGGTGATCCCACTCTCATAGCTGTGCTAAAGGCTCCGGAGGGTAAAACTTATCAGGACGCAATGGCCGGCGCCAAGGCTATCCAGAGCGAAATAGAAGGCGGAATGCAAGATCGTAGAGAGGGAAAGGTTTTTGACATATTCACAGGGATGCCATATGGTGGAGAACTTGAGGTAAGTATCCTTGGTTCGGATGGCTATGATATTATTGACAAATTGAGTTTTCCGACTGAATCCGTGATTGAACAAATGGTTGTCGGTTCAGGGCTGTCTTATCCTCTTCTTCGATTACCTCAAAAAGAAGGTCTTGGTTCTAGTGTCTCTAACGTTGGGCTTGACATAGTAGCAGAACAGGCCCAGAGGTATAGAACCCGTATCACACCATCTGCGCACAGGTTTTATGGCGAAGGCCTGATAATGAACAAAATGACCGGCGTTGATTTTGAATTAGATTGGCACCACGTAACAGTGAGAAACGAGAAAGACGCAAGCCTTGTAAACTTCAACGATTCGAGGGCCGACAAAACAAGGGCAGAGACATTGCTTATGCTTTTAGATTCTGGTCTTGTCTCTATTGATGAGACAAACAGACGGCTTGAGGAGTTGGGATATAAAGCCTTGACGGCGCCAGAACTGTTCACAGCCCAGCAGAACATAGAGGTTAATAAACAACTCAAGATGCTGGAAGCGTCTCGATGATGTCAATTAGCAGAAAATTAAGTCTACGGGAAGGGCTTAAAGGCCCGACTATATTCGAGGCACAGCTTGCCAATAAGAAACATCGCTGGACTGAGATGGCAAAATTACAGGTCGAAAACTATGATGATTATCTCGACCTTGTAACACAGATGGAAATAGAACTGCTTGATGTGCTGGGCTTGCCGTTTATAGATGAGGTCAGAAATTACGTAAAAGCCGTAACCCCCTACACGGTATCAGCGCAACAGTTGAATGGCGTAAACGAGATACTTGATGAGTGGGCCGCGCTTGCGGTGGGACCGGATGGGATATATAGTCAATACGCATTGCAAGCGTTTTCACTGGGACTGACCAAAACATTTGGCGATATTATAGCAGTGGCCCCGGCTGAGTTGATTCCGGCTATAGAAGCAAATGTGGTATTGCCTACAATAAGTAATCCATATTTACAAGAGGTGATCAGGTCAAGCACCTCCAGAATATCAGCCGACCTCACGATAAAATACAGGGCCTTAATCCAGAAGATCCTTGCCGATGGCGTTAGAGACGGAAAGTCAGCCATTGAAATAGCCAGGATCATACACAAACAGATTGGCGAGGGGAATGCTTGGTGGTGGCTTAGGGTTGCGCGGAGTGAATTGGTATTAGCAGCAGACCACGCATATGATGCACAAAGTGACGCGCAAGGCATAAAATATGACACATGGTCCGCAGCCTCGAATGCCTGCCCGATCTGTGTGGCGTTTGACGGGCGAACGTGGAGACGGGACGAAGGACCCGAACCAGTACTATCAACCCATCCAC